GAAGTTGGTTTAGTTAAAGATAAAAATTTATTTATCGATGCTAAGAACTTTAGATCTTCAGTTGAGAGTGGTGCTGCAAAGGCCGTTCCAGAAGAAATAGTTACAGAGAGTGACGAAGCACCCTTCTAATGTCTCTTGCTAAACAATTCATGGCAGTGTTCGAGGGATCGAGCACTGCTCATGGTCAAACTAAATTAGGAACTCAACGCAGAGATGGTAAAACTGAGGCTAAAAGTTTTATTGTAAAAGAACTTTTAAGTGAAAGCCTAGTAGAAAATCATTTCAATGGATCCTTGGGTGTAGGTGCAATACCTATAAACAATGATAACAAGTGCAAGTTTGGTGCTATTGATATCGATGAGTATCCTATTGATCATGCAGAAATTTTAAAGAAAATTAAAAAGTTTAAGCTGCCGATTATTTTATGTAGATCAAAGTCGGGGGGAGCTCATCTATTTCTCTTTATGAAAGATTGGGTTCCTGCCGTAGACTTGCGTGAGTATCTGACAGAAATTGCTGCAGGGTTAGGACACTCTGGTTCAGAAATATTTCCAAAGCAAGATCAGATCCTATCAGAGAGAGGTGACGTTGGTAATTTTATCAACCTCCCATACTTTGAAGTTAAGAGAACAATGCGGTATGCAATGGATGACAATGCTAAAGAACTATCAGTTGAAGAGTTCCTAGCTAAAGTTGAAAAAAGTAAAACCACTCTTGATAAATTAGAAAAGATTAATTTTGGTTCACAAAAAAATAGTTTCTCTGATGCTCCACCATGTGTCCAGGGGTTTCTAAACAGAGGAGTGCCACAAGGTGCGAGGAACACAGTTCTATTTAATGTATGCACATACTGTAAAAAGAAGAGTCCAGACTCCTGGCATACGATGTTTGATGAGATCAATCAAAAGTATTCGTCTCCTCCTCTGCCTTCTACAGAAGTTGTTGCAATACAGAAACAGCATGAGAAAAAAGATTATCAGTATCAATGTGCTGTTGAACCATTGAAGAGTCACTGTAACAAAACAGCTTGTAAGAAAAGAAAGTATGGTGTTGGTAATAGTAAGTCAGTTCCTATTTTAGGAGGTCTTACAATACTTCTTTCAGAGCCTCGATTATATTTTCTAGATGTCAACGGCCAGAGGTTAGAGATATCAACCAAGCAGTTACAGATGCCTATGCTATTCCAGGAAGCATGTATGGAGCAGTTAAATTATATGCCTGCCATGCACAAGAAAGAAGATTGGCATGATGAAGTTAATGCTCTTATGTCCCAGGCAACTGTCATAGAGGTTGATGAACTTCTAACATACAGAGGACAGTTTAAAGAGTTACTGGAAATATATTGTACAAGTAGAATTAGAGCACGAGCACCAGAGGAGATGGTGTTAGGTAAGCCGTGGACAGAAAATGATCTTACTTATTTTACCATGAAAGGTTTACAGGAGTTTTTAAGAACAAGGGGGTTTAATCATTTTACCAGAGGTCAGATACAGGAACGTTTAAAAGAATTAAACGGAGGTCAAAACTGTAATGGAAAATATAATTTAAAAGATGACGACTCTGGTAAGTGGTCAGAGATTCGAGTCTGGTGGGTACCAGAATTTGATGACGAGGAAATTGAACTAACAGTTAATAAAAAGGAGGATGATGATGTCCCATTTTAACTTTAAGGAAGATGAACTTTTGAAGCTGTCGGATATTAAGAATAAACTTAGTGTATCCTACAGCACCCTATACAGATGGATTGAGGAAGGATCTTTTCCCAAACCTCTTGTATTTGGCAAAGGTGAAAAGAACGCAACAACACGTTACGTTAGAAAAGAAGTTGAAGATTGGTTGGCCAATAGACCAAGAGAAAAGTAATGATAAAAGAAACATTAATATTTGGGCCACCAGGGTGTGGCAAGACTTATACTTTGATTGATATTGTGCGTAAGCATCTTGATAAGAATGGTAAACCAGAGAGGATTGGTTTCGTTTCTTTCTCTAAAAAGTCCGTGACAGAGGCAAGAGATAGGATATCTAAGGACTTAACTCCTAAACAGATACCCTGGTTTAGAACCTTGCACTCGATAGGCTATCAGTGGCTTGGTATGAAAGATGAGAACATGATGACAAAGTATGACTTTAATAAGTTAGGTCAGAACTTGGGTATAACTTTTGATAACAACACGGCCACTTCAATGAATGATGGCTTGATCACAAGTTCTTTTAACAAAGGCAATAAATATCTTGAGGTGATTGGTAGAGCTACAATGCGTAAGATAAGTCTGGAACAACAGTTTAATGATGTAAAAGATTATGCTTTAAATTATTCTTATCTTAAAAAAATAAATGAAACGTACCAGGATTACAAACAGGAACATAACAAGTATGACTTTACAGACATGATTGATTTGTTTGTAAAGGGTGGGAGTTCTCCAGAGTTGGAACTTTTGATTGTTGATGAAGCACAAGATCTTACACCACTACAGTGGGATCAGGTGAAGCTGATGAAGAATCATTCTCAAGAAGTCTGGTATGCAGGTGACGATGATCAATGTATTCACCGATGGAATGGTGTTGAGGTTGGCAACTTCATACATGCATGTCCTGACAGAACAGTGCTTGGTCAGAGTTATAGAGTTCCTTCAAAAGTTCATGCACTTGCAAATAAAATATCTAAAAAGATCGAGGTTCGGCAGCCGAAGGATTGGGAGCCTACAGATAAGGAAGGTAATATAGAATATCATATGGATTGGAGAGAACCGAACATAGATGAAGGTTCCTGGACAATCATGGCAAGAACAAATCGCCTTGTATCTGGTATAGCAGAATCCTTACGGGAGGATGGATATCTATTTAATCGATATGGTGTTCCGAGTATAGATGAAAACATTTTAAACAACATGTCCCTCTGGAATCAGTTGATACAAGATGAACCCATACCAATTACAGATGTTAGAAACTTATACAAGATGATGCCGAAGAGAGGTGAGAAAGCAATGGTTAAATGGGGATCAAGCAAGCAGTTTGATTTTCTAGATGATGATCTGTTCTTTACTTACGATCAACTTGTAAAAGACTATGGTTTACTTGCATCTAAGGACATGGATGTTTATAATGTTTTAAATGTTTCTCGAGACGATAAAGCCTACATGAAAAGTTTAGAGTTAAGAGGTGAGATGTTTGAGAAACCAAGAATAAACGTATCAACCATTCATGCAATGAAGGGTGGGGAGGATGATAATATAATGCTATTGACAGAATCTTACCCTACTGCAACCACTGATGAAAAACTGTTTGATGATGAGCATCGTGTGTTCTATACGGGAGTTACAAGGACACGTCATAACTTACATATCATCGATACACCCTCTAAATTTAAGTATGAACTATGAAAAGAGAACAGATATTAGACAAAGCAAAGATATTAATTAGTGGTGATAGGGCAAAGGATTATGGTGATGCTTACCTTAACCATAAAAGAATAGCAGAGTTATGGAGTCCTATACTTAACAAAGATATTACAGTTGAGCAGGTGTATACATGCATGATCGCTGTAAAATTATCTAGATTGATTGAAACACCAGACCACGAAGACTCATGGGTTGATATATGTGGCTACGCTGCTCTAGGAGGAGAGAAGAATGAAAAAGCAGAATAGCACAATAAGTTTTATAGAACGCATAGAAATGGATCTCATGGATATTGAATGGTTTCCTCCTTCCATGTTTCCAGATTTAAGAGATTGTAAATATATAGCCATAGATTTAGAAACATGTGATCCTAATCTTACAACACTCGGTCCAGGGTGGGTAAGGAATGATGGATTTATTGTAGGCATAGCTGTAGCTGCAGGAGATTTCTCTGGGTATTATCCTATCAAACATAAAGGCGGTGGTAATCTACCTTTTGATAAAGTTATGTCCTGGATCAAGGAGCAGATGGATACACCTAATGTAGCAAAGGTCATGCACAATGCCACCTATGATCTTGGTTGGTTACATTGGGCAGGGGTTAAGGTTCAAGGTAAGATAATCGATACCATGATAGCTGCACCCTTGATTGACGAGAACAAGTTCTCTTATGCATTGACTAACTTAGGACGTGAATACATTGACATGCGTAAGGATGAAAAGATTCTACGGGCTGCAGCAAAAGATTGGGGAGTCGATCCCAAGAAGGACATGTGGAAACTACCATCAAGATATGTTGGAACATATGCTGAACAAGATGCAGTGATGACATTGAAACTATGGCAGAGGTTTGAGACAGAACTATCACGGCAGGAGCTCACAAATATATTTGAGTTAGAGCAGAAACTGACACCGCTTTTGATGGACATGAGAATCAAAGGTGTTCGTGTTGACGTTGATAAGGCTGAACAAACTAAAGTTAAATTAGGCAAGATGAAAGAAACACTTGTAAACGAGATTAAGAAGGACACAGGCATAACTATTTTACCCTGGGTAGCTACAAGCCTAGCGAAGGTTTTTGACCACTACAACGTCCCCTACGGCAAGACAGATAGTAGTAATCAACCATCTTTTACAAAAGCTTTTCTGCAAGCATGTCAACATCCTATTGCTGCAAAGATTTTAAGATTAAGAGAAGTTGATAAAGCAGACAGTACATTTATTGAAAGTATTTTACGGCACGAGAACAAAGGCAGAATACATTGTGAGTTCCATCCCCTTCGTACAGATGATGGTGGCACACTTACTGGCCGTTTCTCTTCATCTAATCCAAATCTACAGCAGATACCTGCAAGAGATCCAGAGATTAAATCCTTGATTAGAGGATTGTTTATACCAGAAGAAGGACAGAGGTGGGGGAGTTTTGATTACTCAAGCCAGGAACCAAGATTGCTTGTTCACTATTGTGCAAGTGTCAAGGATCAACATCCTTTTGTTGATGAACTTGTCAAGCAGTATCATGAGGACGATGCTGACTTTCATCAGATGGTAGCAGACATGGCAGGCATAGATAGAAAACAGGCTAAGACAGTTAACCTTGGTATTATGTATGGCATGGGTAAAGCTAAACTGGCAAACACATTAGACATTACAGTGGAGGAGGCAACAGATCTTCTTGATAACTACCATAAGAAAGTTCCTTTTGTTAAGGGTCTGGCTGACTTTGTATCAAGTAGAGCATCCAAGTACGGCCAGATAAGAACAATACTTGGTAGGAAGTGTAGGTTTGATATGTGGGAGCCACGTTCTTTTGGCTACAACAAGCCTATGAAAAAAGAGGATGCTGAAAAGGAATATGGTCCAGGTATACGAAGAGCATTTACATACAAGGCACTGAACAGATTGATACAAGGCAGTGCTGCAGACCAGACAAAGAAAGCTATGGTTGACTGTTACGAAGAAGGTTTTGTTCCAATGCTCACTGTTCATGATGAATTGTGTTTTGGTATAGAGTCCGAGGAGCAAGCATCAAGGATCAAGGAGATTATGGAAACGGGTCTTGAACTTCC